GCCCGCTCCGTTCTCAGGTGCTTCTTGAGCTTCCGAGAGTATTTTGATGCCCTGCGTACCATCTTCTCGGTCTTTAACGCCTTATCCACACCCCTCACGGCCTTGGAACGGGCAACCTTCCTAGCGACTGGTGGAGGAACCCTCTTGGATGCTAAGAGAACAGCCTCCACAGCCGCGCAGGTTGGGCAGATGCCGGTAGCCATCTGTAATCACTGTTGGGAGATTGCTAGGGCAACTGCGTTGGCCTTGCTCATTGCTTCAGTGGAACACTCAAGGATTAACGTGATGTTAGCGTCCTGCGTGAACTCTGCTCCTATGGAACCGCCCAGAAATAGGGATGGGACGGCTACTACTTGCCCCGCCGTTAGGTCTTGGGGCATGAATGCCTCGGCAAATGCGTCGGTTGGTGGGTTGTTCGCGCTGTCTCCGTTGCGAAGCCCTGCCTGTCCGCCTAGGAGGAAGGAGTCATCCGATGCCTGAGCTAGGGCTGTTTGAGTCGAGGTCATCAACTGGTAGTTGATTGTCCCTGCCTTGTTGCCCGTCATGAATGGGATTGTGCCGTCCGAGTTCTGGACGTACACGTGTGCCGAGTGGATTCTAAGCACTTCGGGCTTGGATGAACCAAGGTTCGTGTATGACCCGAGGTCAAGTTCGGTCTGTGCGAATGCCGCCCCTGTGTGGGAGCATGTCACGGTTGTTCTGATTAGGAAAGTATTCTTTGCCATGACGCCCCGAACGCAACTAGGTTTATGATAATTTTTGATTGAAAAAAGTAACACAATGCCCACGTGGGGGGGCCTGCCCCCCCGGACGGGGGCCAATCTTCATATCCCTCACCCTAGTGGATGCTAATACATCCTAGCCGTAAGGCTACCTCGGAGATACGAAGTAGTACGGCGCAAGCGCCGCCGGCGGCGGCTGCTTCCCCCCTACTTGGGTTAATATTAGTGATATTGGACATTAATATTATATTTAGGTGGTCTATCCGGTACTATGGACGTCAATTGTTGGCACTGTGAGAAGCAAAACCTAGAATGCTATGTGGAAATCAATCTTAGAAAGTACTGGAGCGGTGAATACCACATTGATGAATGCGAAGTTATGTGTCTAAAATGCGCTACAAGCCCTGGATTGGACATGATTGCATGGGAGATGGTCCGAAATGACTGAGAAGTACATCTATTGCCCGTCATGTTCGACCCTCCAGATACACAATAGGTGTACTGGAGAGATTACAGGATGGCTTTGTTCGGCCTGCAACCCCCCATTGGAGGACTATTCATGATGCATTTTACTCGGACTAGAGACGAGAAACACATTGGGATGGAGTTCTGCTGCGATACTTGCAATCGCAAGGCCGATGAGCATCCCAGATTGATAGGGAATAGCTGGTGGTATGTTCGCTACAACATATTTGATGAGCATCCATCAATGTGGATTTGCAATAAGTGCAAAGAGGAGATGGAATAATGGCGAAAGTGAACAAGACATACAGCCTAGACCCACGGACAGTCGAACTTGTTGAGCGATATTGTCAGGAGCATGACAACTGGGACAGGAAATGGTCCCGTTCCAAGGTAGTCAATGACGCAATTCTTTGGTTTCTGGAGGGAGACACGGCAGAACTTGTCGCGGCACAGGAGAATCTAATGAAGAAAGTCAGGGAACTGGCTAAACTCAGGGATTCACCAGAGAGGACAAGTCGACCGTGGTGGCGTCGGTTGCTCCTAGGGCAATAGCGAGAAGAACAACCAGCACCCCAACGAGCCTAGACCAATACCATAGGAGAGCAGGGTCGCTTGCAATTGGGTCATCGGACATGACAATCAGGGGCCACTCTGGGAGTTGTTGCGAACCATGATGGAGGCAGCATCCCATGCCTCAATCTTCATCTTCTCAAGAATAATCTCGTAATTGACTCCAGCTCCATCGATTGTCTCATTGTATGTGCTGATGTATAGGTCTTCGATAATCATGGTATCATCCCTGACGTTTGAGTAATCGTCTTGATACTTGTCGGTACCCCAATGAGCCCATGCAACTTCCTCGACATTCTCCCATGCCCATGTGGTAACGTTAGAATTGGGCTCCGTGGTTAGTTTGCCAACTAGCTCTTGAGATAGGGTGGGTGAAACTGGGGCTATCTTGAACGAAATCAACTTGTATCCCGTATCGAATCTACCATCAAACAACTGAATCCTATTCTCGTTTCCATTGTAAGTACCCTCAGTTATTCGTCCTGTCATTATCTTTCTTCCGCCTTTCATTCTAGTTGCCATTTTACTTCATCTCCTTCTTCACGCACTTGTGGGCTGCACGCATGACCGTAGACATGCTCTTGCCCTTCTTGAAATCCCCGTTCTTCTTCGTCTGCTTCGCCCGCTCCGTTCTCAGGTGCTTCTTGAGCTTCCGAGAGTATTTTGATGCCCTGCGTACCATCTTCTCGGTCTTTAACGCCTTATCCACAC